GCCAGCGTCAGCGTGACCTGCGAGTCAGACAAGGCAACGGTCGCCACGTCGCTCGACTCGGACAGGGCCGAGGAAGCGATGGGAAGGTCGTTGACAATGGTGAACGTCACAGACGAACCAGGCATCGACTGAGCAGTCGGCTGGACGTCGGCGGCGGCGTCAAAGTACAGTTCAGGACGGAGGGCGAAGTACGCCAGTCGGTCGTAGGCTGCCTTTGAGAAGTCAAGGGTAGACTGACCCGTGTAAGCGTCAGTACCCGCTACGTTGCCAAATTCATTGGCCATGGTGGGGGTTTCCTTTCAGGAAGTGAAAGGCTTAGTACATCCCCGTTGTGGTGACACCGACCTTGCGGCCTACATCTCCACGAGCGATTGCCATGACTTCCTCGACGCTAGATGCACCCGCCAACGCTGCGAAGTACTCCTGCTGGGGGTCTGGTGTAGCACCAACCGTACCAATAGTCGCACCCTGCGCCCGACGTAGGGCTTCAAGCTCAAGGTCACTCGACGGTGTTGCCTGCTGTGCTGGGGCTTCCAAGATACCGTATTCACGAGCCTTTTCCCGAATTGCATCGAGATCAGCCTCACCACGGTACGCATCACGGAAAAGGTTTCCGAGAGGCGAGTCTGGAATACCAGCCTTAGCCAACAAAACTTCACGCTTTGAGTTCTCAAGTTCCTGGCGCATTGCGTCCAGTTCCTTGCGAGCCTTCTCAGCTTCACGCAACTGCTTCCGAATGTTCGGGTCTAGCGGCTGGGTCTGCTGTTCTTGCTCATCAAATTCGTCGTCGTATGCCATGCAATCGCTCCTTGCGGGTACGCACTTTGCCAGAGGGTAACAAAGCGGATAAGTTGTAAAACTGCACTAGGTACGCATCGGGAATGTGCTGTTCCCAAATGGGGTTGGTGGTCAGCGCGCCTGCGGCCAAACAGGGCCAACTACCTAGAAACATTGTACAGTGCGCATAACGTAATGTTACGCTACTAAGTTCGCGCGGAACCTATACCCATGACACCCTTAGCGTTCTCGGCGTAACCGCCACCCTTTTCAAACGGTGCGGCCTTAGCCTGTTCTGCGCGAGCGACCTCGGTTTGTGCGGCGACTTGGTTGATGCCACCGAAGCCAGCGAGTTGCGAAGCGATAAGCGTTTTGGTGTCAACGGTAGGCGCAGCCAATCCAGGCAACGACTTGGTAAGGGCGACGTCACGACTGGCACCGAGGAGGCTACCTTCGATTTGAGTAACGCCGTAGCCGAGTGCCTGATTGCCTGCGGTGCTGGCGAGTCGAGCCATGTCTGCAAGCTGACTGCCCATGTTGCGCCCCACGCCACCCAAACCGACACGACCGGCGTAGTCTTGGATTTCGGCAGAGGCGACCTGACGTTGCATCTCTGGCAGACCCTCGACCGGCTTACGGCCTGGCAACTTGCCGGTAGCAAGATATCCCTTGATATCGTTTTCGTTGATGCCAAACTCACGTTGCAGGATTGCCTTGGTACCCGCGTCAGCGTTCTGCACTGCGCTGTAAATGTCCTGCACACGCTGTTGGTATTCAACGGGGGAAACGTTCCCGTTCAGTAGTTTGCCGACGTCCTGCTTGTTGGGCGCTGGAACGCCGTACTGCGTTGCCGTGTCACGGATACGCTGGGTGTACTGCTGGTAGGCGGATTCGGTCATGTAGACATTGACGCTGTTGGGGTTCTTTTCAAGGCTGGCGTTGTAAGCAGCAAGACCTGGGAATGCATTGTCGTAAGCCTGCTTGAATTCCTTTTGCGCTTCAGATCCGAGTGACGAGGGCAAGTTGCCGCGGATAATCTCGACCAACTCACGGGTGTTGGTGACATTGTTGCGCGGGTCAGTAATAATCTTGTAGACCTTGTTAGCCTCGCTTGCCAGTCCCCAGTCCTGCAAGTAAGACTGGATTACACCGTAGGCGCTTTCAATGGCGCTGGCGCTGGTCTTGCTAGTTCCAGCGGTGACAGGTCCACTGACCGTCGTGCTGGGCGTGATGGTAGGCGTTACGGGCGTTTTAGGCTTTTTAGTTGTGACTTCAACTGTTGGGACTGTGTAGTTGCCTAGGTTGTACTTCGAGATGTTGAGGTTGGTAGTTACTGCCGAGTAGTACTTGGTAGCGTTTTTTCCGTTGGGGTCAAAGCCAGCAGGGAACAGAGAGGTGATAAGCCCTGTTTTTTGTTCGGTGGTGTAAGGGGAGGTTTGAATTGCCTCATACAATTCCTTACCCGTTACCGGAGCGTAAGGCGCTTGGGACAATCCAGCTTTTGCTGGTGGGTAGTAAGTGAGTTTTGACCCAGCAGGCAAACCTAACCGGCTAGCAATGCTGGCAGGGATAACCATAGGCGGTGCAGTGTTGGCTGGCTTTATAACAATAGTTGGCAAACCTGTTGAGCCAGTTGCTCCTACCGAGCCGACGTCACCAAAGACATTACTCATTACATTCCTCCTGCGGGACGTGAGAAGTGTTCTTTCAACGCTTCCATAGTTTGCTGAGCGGTGTTGATTGCTTCAGGGGTTTTGTCATACCCGAAGCCTGGCTCGGTCATAATGTGTTGCTTCCATTGATCCAACGACATTGGGGCGGGGCGACCAGTCGTGGGGTCGACGCCACCACTTAGGGCCGCAGTTGCTTTGGGGTCGGACTGGAAGTTTGGCTCGAAGTCCTCGCCTAGTTTCTGCTTAGCAATCTGGCGGTAAGGGTCAAGAAGATAGGCGGTGGGGATGCCAGCCTTGATTTGCGTGGCAAGCGTGGGGTATAGGCCCTGTGCCGTGGTCTTGACGTATTCTTCAAACGCCTTAGCCTTTTCGGGCGTGACGCTTTCACCGGCAATCTGCTTGACGGTGTTCTCGGTTATGGGGACGTGATACAGCTCAGCCATCTGCATCAGGTCCTTATCGGTCATTGTCTTTTCTTGTGGTTTGGTTTCTTCAGTCATAGTTCCTACGCGTTCGCGGTCGGGGCTTTAGCCAGGGTGTTTAGTAGACGGGCGATTTTGGAAGCAGCAGGATTAGCGGCCGCTTTCTCCATGACGGCATACAGGCTTTGCTTCAGGTCCCACTTCTGGGTGCCACTGGTTGCGTTGATTTCGGCAATGTAAGCGTTGTAAATCTTGTACGCCTCGTTCATATTGTTTACGTCGTCCTTGCTCAACAGACCCTTAGAGATTGTCTCTTGCTGCATCTTGGGGTCGCTAACAAACTGACCGAGTTGCTGAACAGCGGCGATTTGGTGTTGCTTTGAAACAGATGTTATGAGTGGGCTAGCGTTGCTTTCCCAAATTGGATTTACAAATTTACCGAAGTCTTTGGTTGCCGCATCAAGAGCTTTCTTGCCTTGGTAACTAATGTTGTTGCGAGGGTCGTTGGGACCAAAGTAGCCACCGCCACCAGGCGCACCCGAACCATACGATTTGTAGAACGTTGGCTCCAAGTACTCGTAGTACCACTGATCGCCCATGGTGATAAGCGTTGCCTTCATGTACTCATCCGGCGTATCAGCCCTGCGCAGTTGCATACTGACCTGCGATTGGTACGCCGCAGGCACGTACTTGCCTTGGTTGTCAACCAACAAAGCGGCAAGGAATGGGATGCCATTCTCACCAATAAGGTTTGGAGCGTTGTCGTGCCACTTCATAAAGTCAGCAGTCTGACCAAATGGACCGTATGGACTTTGCGACGTCGACACGGTGTCAAGGAAGTTTTGTGGGAACTTGAGCGCAAACTCAGACACCGCACTGCTGTAGCCAATGGGCGAGCCATCGGGGAGTTTCTGCTTGAGAATCTGGTTGAACTCATTTGATTTAGAGAAACGCTCTTGCAACGACGTCGACACCGGCAGGGCGAACATGGTTAGCAGTTTGCCCATGTACAAACCAAGTGCAGCAACCTGCATTTCGTCTGCGAATTTCTGCCTGTTCTTTTCTCCGATTCTTGGGCTACCAAAATGAATCATAAGCATTTCGTCGGCGTACAGGTTGGCGTCAAGGTGCTTTTGTTCGGCAGACGCAAACGTAGCCTTGCCGTACTTGTCGTAGTATTCCTTGATTAGTTGCGAGCGGAAATCATCCATCTTGCTGTGCATGGCTTTGATTTGCGCTTGCAACACAGGAGCGACGGTCATGCCGTTACCGGCTGCTCGTTCCCCTACAGCGAGACCTTCTTGGAAAAGGTCACGGTAAAACGCCGAAGGGAGAAGGTCGGAGAACATACTAGTTTTTGAACCAACCGGGCCAAGAGTAGCTTCCAAGAATTTGCTGTACGGTTTTGGATCAAACAGACCTGTCTCACCAAGCAACTTCTCCGCAATGCTGACGAACGGACCGGCTGGTGGCCGTATCATTTCTTCCAAGCCAGCCATGCCAGTTTGGTAGCCGGTGAGGATAACGCTGTTGAGCGAGCTGAGGCTACCGGAGTAGTCAAACATCATGCCGCTAATGTTTGGCCCAAGGTTGAAGATGTTGGACATAAAGCCAGGCAGGTACTCGGTACCGGGAATGGCGATAACCGGACTCTGACCATTCTGTGAGTGTGAGTGCAGGTAGTCCGTGGCATGGAGGGAAAACTTGAGGAACTCGGTAAACGCCTGTGGGTTTTCTTCCAGCATGCGGAACGCTCGACGGTACGCCTGATTCTTGGCGAACCAGAATGGTGAATAGATACGAGCGTTCTGTTCAAACGCAAAGCGGTCAGCAGGATTGTGAACATACTTAGCCATTTGGATAAATGAATTTTCCATGGCCTTGTTAATTGCTTGGTCCTCGGTGATGATGCCACGAGCAACCTTTTCGCGCAACGCTTCCATCTCAATGTGGAAGCCAAGCAGGAATGTAGGTTCACGGCTGACCCAACCAAGGAACTTGCCAAAGGTCTTGTCAAGGATGTAGTGGTTAGCGGCGTTGGGCGCTTTCAATAAAGTGCTAGCACCTGCGCCAATCAATTTTGCGCCGGGGATACGCATGGCGACTTCCATAAGTTTGTTGAACTCACGGACACCCTTGGTCTGCCACGGGAACTTTACGGGTTGGCGATCGATAAGGTTTTTGGGCGCACCGTCAAGCGAGGCGTACTGCTTTACCAATGCCGCAGGCCCCTTGATTTGCCCGCTAATAGCCTGGTCGAGAAGGTCATTGTGGATGACCCACTTGCCTTCCTTGTTTACACCAGAGAAGATGCTGAGTACGTCATACGCCGTTGTTTTAGCCCAGTCCTCCATTGGGCTACCCGTTGTAAGTTCAGGGCTTGCAATAATTCGGTTTGATGCAACGAATGGCGCAAGTTCTGAATCGGACAACGCTTGCTTACGAGGCAAGTCTAAGTTTGTCAAATCTTTTAGAATTTGCTCACGTTCATCGTTGGTGAATACATTGCCGCGAGAACTAGTAATTTTCCGCAGGTCCTTGGCAACTTCTAACAACTTCTGGTCACTGTGAACCTTACGCATGTTGTTGCCCAAGGCTGTGACAATGTTTTCTCCGTTTGCGCGTCCAAACTTGTCGCTGGCGTACAACTTCGACGTCATGGGATTGCCCTTGTCGTCGACGCCGTAAATGGTTTCAGCAGATGCACCGGAGATAGAGTCGGAATTGTACAACTGTGCGCTGGAGTGGCCAATGTCAGGGACAGCGCCACCCGTGAGTTGCAAAACAGTCTGAAAGTCGTCCAGCATGCGGTAAAAGCGATCGCCAGTCATGGCTTCAAGAATTCCACGCTGAGTACCAGTAAGCGCACCGGCAAGGAATCGCCCGGAGAACTTGGTACCGCCGTGTAGTAGTTCAGCCGCATCCAGCACAAGGCGCTTGATGACAGTCGCTTCAGGTACCTTTTTTATTCCCTCTGCGGTCTTTACAATGCCTTCTTGCAATGGCGCGTACTTGAGCATACGCTTGCCGATGGAACGGGTAAGGCTGGCTTCGATAAAGTCAGTGCTACCAAAGCGCAGGAGGTTTGGAATAAACTCTGCTCCGGCGATACGTTCAATGTACCCACCCGTTGACAGCATGAGTGGAATCAGGGCGTGGCTAAGAAGTCGGTTTAAGCCGTCAACGGCAAGGTTGCCCCAGTGAAGGTATGAGCCACCTGTGCGACCCAGTTGCTTCTCTAGTTGGGCATCAATGGCTTCTCGAACGCTCTTTTGCAGTTTGAGCTTTTCGTCAATCTTGATGCCAAAGAAATCAACGAAGTCATTGAGGTCCGACATATTGATTGGCAACGATTGCACGCGCGTGAACAGATGACGTTCAATATCTTCAAACGCCTTGAGTTGCCCTTCTAGCCTTGCAATCTGTTGGCCTGCATTTGGCGTAGCGCGCAATTTGTAAAATTCAGAAATAACCTTGTCAGTTTCTCGGAATACTTGGCGAGAACCCATGACAAACTTTTCAAAGTCATTCATGCCAGGCATTGTGCGGACACGAGCGAAAATGTCGGTGTAGACGCCCTGGGCATTCTTGTAGCCGTAAACAAGATTGCTAGAGAATTGGCTACCGGCGAAACTGCGGAGGCTACGAGTGACTGTGTTTGCGGCTGTTTTTTCAATGCCGACCAAACGAGCATTGCGGTACTGAGCCATAGCGGAATAGGCTTCTTCGTCCAAGTAGCGCAGACGGTTTCCTTCGCCAACAACTTCAGGGCCAAGGTGCTTGACTAATGCACTCATCTTTCGGACAATGCCAGAAAGAACTTGTGGGTCAATGAACTTACCCTGCGAGATGTGCGTGTCACCGTGACCAAAAAACCCAGTGACGGTCCTGTCGTCTACAAGCGCCTTGAGAGAATACGCTTCGCCAAATTCACCGTTGACGTAAATACCTGCGCGGCCACCACCACCAGCGTCGTACAACTGCTGCACCAATTCGCTAATTGTTTGACGAAGTTCGGTGTGGACAGCGGTGTAGGCGGGGGAATTGGTTGCCTTGGCGATTGACTGGTCAAGCATTGACGAAGTGAGATTGTTTAGAGCGTGTTGGAAATCTTGCGGGTTTGGCGTGTGCGTGAGCGCGTCACCCATGGCGTCGATCTCAGTACGCGAGAACTGACCTGACATTTGCATCATGGCTTGGATGGCGGGGATGGCGTTCTTGTCGCCCATGCGGAAGCTGTAATTCTTGATGTTCGGCATGCCCTTAGCTGCTTCGCCTGCTTCGCTGTACCAAGGTGCTTCGGTGAGGTTTGATGCGGCCTTACGA